GGGGACAACAGTTGCAGGGGCACTTCGTGGTTAAGCAGAAGCCCGCACGCATGGTCCTGTCTGGCTCTGCGATCAAGTGGACGTTGGAACAGCAGCAGGCATCGAATCCGGGCCGTGTGCGTCTGGACTGGCTGCGGTTCACTTCCACCCTGGATTCGATCGTGGCTGCCTGCCCTGCCCTTCCGCTGGATCTTGAGGCGTTGGATTGCCTCGATCAGCGTTACCGGGACACGGCACGGGACGCACGGGCGGCTGATCAGGCCATCCATCCCGATTCATCCCGGTCTGTCTCGCGTGCTGCTGCCATTTGGGTCTGTGAGTTGCTGGCCTGCGGGATCGAAGTCGGTCCCACCGATGACAAGGGCATGGATTACTACACCGTTCGCACTGCCTTGATGGCGCACGGTGAGGTCGTTGGCTGGGTGCTGGCTGGTGGCAAGAGCTTTGCGCAAGCTTCTACGGTGCATTTCAACCTGTTCGGGTCGGCAATGCTGCGTATCCCGTCGAGCGCGCTGCATCGTCTGCGCTCCTGGATGCACAAGCAGGCCGAATTGCTCAAGGGTCCGACGATCACTCGCGTGGATCTGGCGCTGGATCTGTGGACGGGCCATTGCGTGACCATGGCGCGGGATGCTTACCTTTCCGGCGGTTTCGATGTTCGGGGGAAACGACCCAGTCAGCGCGAGCATGGATGCTGGACAAACGGCTACTCGCGGACCTTTGAAGTGGGCTCCCGCGCTACGGGCAAGTCTTGCCGCGTGTACGAAAAGGGCGATGAGCTGTTCGGGCATGAAGTCGGCGATCCTTGGGTCCGGTGCGAAGTCGAATTCCGCAACTCTCACCGGGTCATTGATTTTGACGTTCTCGTCAAACCGGCTGACTACTTCGCGGGTGCCTATCCCTACTGTGCCCAGACGCTCGAAGGGTTGGCCGTCACGGCTGAACCGGAAACGATCCGCACTGTTCCGGAACAACTGGACAAGAAAGCGGAAGCTGCAGTTTCACGGGTGGTCCGCTGGGTCAAAAAGTCCGCTGCACCTGCGCTGATCTCGCTACTCCAGTACGGCGGCGACATCCTGGAAAAGATCGTCGAAGACGAAGAATCGCGCACCCCTCGCAGGCTTTCCGGCTTTTCTGCCGTCGAGCTGCGGGCGGCATTCGAAAAAGTCGCGTCGGTAGTTTGCCCCCCGATCGCGCAAGCTACTTATGGGGCAGTGAGGATCTGAAATGAAATTCCAAAGCGAAGTGACCGTTGTTGGTGCGAAGGCATCCAAGGGCGAATATGAAGGCAATGCCTATGACAGCACCAAGGTGTATGTCCTGGTGTCCATGGATGCGTCGAAGGGTATGGCCGCGGGCATGGCTGCCGCGGAATACACCATCGGCACTTCGGATCTTTTCCGGGCCTTCAAGGAGCGTGCCTATCCGTATCAAGCGGTCGGTGATTTCGAGATCGTGACCAATGGCAAGACCACGAAGCAGGTTTTGCATGGTCTGGTCCCGAAGGTTGTCACCAAGTAAGGATCCATCATGTCCCGGTTTCTGATTCAAGATCAAGCAACGCACCAGTTCCTGTACTCGGACCCGATCACGGCGGACGTGACTTGGACGCGAAGCCTTCCGGCTGCTGTGCGATTTGGCGTGATAAGTGACGAAGAAACCGGGCTTGAAATGCTGCGCGATCACTGCGACAAGTCCGCGATCCTGGTAGATCTGGATTTTTCGGAGTAACCATGCCGTTTCTCTTGTGGGTGGTGTCCGTGCTTGCGGGGGTCGGGTTTCTCGGGGTTCTCCTGGGGATTCACGATTACCGCGTGAAAATGGGCATTTCCTACACCACTCGTCTCCGGGAGCTTTTTGCCCACTCCTGGTTGACTTTCAAAACCGGGCTGTTTTTTCTGAGGATCACATCATGTTCAAGTTCAATTCGCTGGCTCGTCGTGCGGGCGTTTCCCTGGCTGCCTTTGGTGCGCTGGTCCTGTCGAGCGGTGCCCATGCCGCAATCGATGTTACGGCTGCCACCACCGGCATCACCGACGCCCAGACGGCCGTTCTTGCGGTGCTGGCTGCCATGATCACCATGGCCGCCGCCATCTTCGGCGTCAAGAAGGTGCTGCACCTGCTCGGCGGTCGCTGATCGTGCGGCGGTTGGCGCTCCTGCTTCTGGTGGGTGCGTCATCCGTACATGCGGGGGCCGCTTCGGATGAAGGTATCCGGGCGGCTTTTCTCATGTGGGACACGCACCCGACGGTGTACGTCGTGCTCGGCACGCTCTGTGTCTTTGCTGCGTCTGTGTTTGGTGTCAAGCGAGTATTGGCGCTACTTCGTGGCAGTTGATCCGGCTATGACCGGGGATTGAAAGGTTTTCGGTCATGGCGAATAATGGTTATTTGGTGAATGGTGTTTGTACTTCCGACTTTTCTCAGTACGTTCTTGTGAATCATTGCCCTTCGGGTACTGCTTACGTTTATATTACGCTTCAATCTAATTCTTTTTTTTCTTCCGAATCTTGCTGGTCTTCGTCAGGTGTTCGGCTTAGGGATGTTTCTGCTTATTTTGCAAATAATTTTTCATGTCAAATTGCTGGGCCGTCTTTAACTGACGTTGAGCAAATCCAAGCAGTAAATCAAATCCTCCCCTATGCGCTTGCCTTCCTGGCATCCATTTGGGCCATGAAAAAGATATTCCAAGTTCTTTGGAATTCCTCGATCAGTTTCAGCGGCAAGAAAGAACAGGAATAATCGTGTATGACCGCCTATTCAATCTTTTACGCGCTCGTCCTGGTCATTGGCTTGTATATCTGCTTTTCGGACTGAGTGCGTTTCCGGCGTCGGCTTTATCGACTATTCCGCTTTCTAGTATTCCTCCTGTAGCTGCTCCGATGGCTGGGGGTGGTTGGCAGTTTACTGATGGGCGGCTTTTTACTAGCGGCGTCTCTGGTACCACGCTTTCGAATCCTGGTCTTGTCCGTGCTTGGTTGAATGGTACTGGTGGCGTAACTGCTGCTGACGCTCTTTCTCTTTCTGGCCGGGCAGGTTCTTTAGCTGTTACTGCGCGTACAACGGTTTCGGCTGCTGAGGTTGCTTTGTCTCTTGCTCGTGTTGCCGGTGGTGTTGGGACGGCGTTTGCGGTCGGTTCGTTTGCTTATGACCTTCTGGCGGGTGCTGGTGTTCGGTCTGGTGCTTCTGGTGCTGAGATTGACGCTGGCGCTGAGAAGACTTCCGGTACTTGCTCGGGTTACACCGACTTTTCCGGGCCTACTCGTGTTGATTGCCTGCCTGCAAAGGCGTGGTGTGATATTCGGGCGGCTAATGTTCTTGAGAGTTTTTCAGGGACATATCAGAAACGCGGTCGTTTGAGTGGTTCGGGCTCCACGTTGGCTTGTGTTTCAGAATTGACTCAAGATGGCATCAATTGGAATCCGCTTAATATCGACATAATGGGCAATCCGGTTACTATTACAAATGCCAAGAGTTGTCCTTCCCTTATTGATGCTTCTACGGGCGAATCGTATACTCCGGGCACATATTCGGATGGCAAGTGCATAACGGGCAGGTATCAGGCTGCTACCGAGGCTCAGGTTGCGGCTAGGATTCAATCTGCTGTTGATTCTGACGTTTCCAATTCTGCAAAGGCTGCAATTGCTGCGGGTGCTGAAATTCAGTCTTCGGGGTTTGCGGTGACTGGTCCTGCATCTCAGATTGGTACGCCGACAAGCACCACTACGACTACACCAGATGGCACGACTACTACCACGACAACGACGCCGACCTATAACTACACGTATGACGGTGACAAGGTGACGTACACCACCACAAACGAGACAAAGGTTTGTACGGGTGCGAATTCCTGCACTACCACCACCACGACAACGGCGCCCACCACGAAACAGGATCCGGCAGATCCATGCACGGCTGATCCGACACGCGCAGGCTGCACGGACCTGGGTGACCCGAATCTGAAGGACAAGGTCCCGGATGATCCCTGGACGTTTCCCGGCATCATCGCAAAAACGATGCCCTCGAATAAGTCGTGCCCGTCACCGATTACGGTAAATATTCCGCATGGTCCGGCGGTCGTGTTTTCGTTTGAACCTCTGTGTGACATTTGCCTGAACTACATTTCGAAAATTGTCAGCGTGATGTCAATCCTGACGGCGGTGTCTGTGTTTGTGCGCAGCTTCAAGGTTTGAGCGTGTGGAACGGTTCCACGACGGCGGAAACCTGCATTCAAGACAGAAAGAAAATAATAAAATGTTCCAAAAAAAGAGAGTGTTTATGTTGAATATCTGTTTTGGTACTCCGAAACAGATATTCCGCCTGCCCGGCCAGGGCACGGCAAAAGTAGTACCCCAGAAGAACAGCAGAAAAACAGCAGCAAAGAACCCCCCGACAGTCAAAGACAAAAACGAGACGAACTGATTTGATTTCCTGAATCTGTGTACTCGCAGATTCTGGAAATTGAATCAGGAGACGTAAAGGTCTTCAACGAGACGAACTGATTTGATTTCCTGAATCTGTGTACTCGCGGATTCTGGAAATTGAATCAGGAGACGTAAAGGTCTTCAACGAGACGAACTGATTTGATTTCCTGAATCCATGTACTCGTGGATTCTGGAAATTGAAGCAGGAGGCGGAAAAATGACTTGGGTTCAATGGCTGATGATGCTGATTGGTCCGCTGGTTTCGCGGGCGCTGATTTATTGCGGTTTTGCGGTGCTTGCGATTACCGGTTTACAGGAGGCGGTTGACCTCCTGGTGTCGCAGGTTCAAGCGTCGTTCGGGGGCATTCCGTCTGCGGTGCTGCAATTGGCCTCCCTGGCGAATGTGCCGGAAGGTCTGGGGCTGGTCCTGGGTGCCTACGCTGCGCGCGTGCTGGTCTGGGTCAAGATGAATGCGGTCAAGATGGTCATCAAGCATTCGTGATATGTCAGGCGCATCCGTCACCCTGAAGACCGGCGTTCAAGGCTCCGGCAAAACCCTTTCCGCAGTTGCTGAACTGCGCGACCTCCTGGCGAAGTGGGAAAAGAACCCGGAAGAGAAGCGGCCTGTCTTTGTGCACGGGATTCGTGGCCTTCAGCTTGATCACGCAGAGTTGCCGGTGTACCCGGTGCGCGGTCGTCCTGGCGATCCGTATCAGAAGAACCGTGTTGGTCAGCCCTCGGAACCGGTGGCTGTCGATTGGGAAGCTGTGCCGCAGGGTGCGCACGTCATCATTGATGAAGCGCAGTACCTGTTTCCACCTCGGGCAACGAACGCCGCTGTACCTGCGCACGTCGCATGGTTCGCCATGTCGCGTCAGGAGGGCTGCACGGTCGTTCTGATGACTCAGGCGCCTACCTCGATCGATATCGATGTTCGGAAGCGGTGCGGCCTTCACCAGCACTATTCGGCGCTCTACTTTTCGACGTCGAGTGTCCGGGAGTGGGCTAACCGCGTTTCGCCGACTTGCAAAGACCCGGACACGTCACGGGTCTGGAAGCACGACAAAGCGGCCTATGCGCTGTACACCTCGGCCAGCATTCACACGCAGGGCGCAAAACCTCGGGTGCCTTGGTGGGTCGTGGTGCCAATCGTCGGCCTGTTGGTGGGCGTGGTGGCGCTGCCTTTTGCCTTCAAGACCATGAAAGGCGTCATGACTGGTAAGGGGTTGTCCGCTGAGTCTGTGCCACCTCCTGCGCCCGCCGCTCGTCCTGGTGGCATGTTCGGTGGTCAGTCGGTGCCGGGTCTTCCTGGCTTGCCTGCCTCTGGTCCTGTGGCTGTCGCTGCATCGGCTCCAGCTGAACCCGCATCGTCGGCGGTGCTCGGCTGCATCTTCATGCAGGGCAAATGCAGGTGCATCGGCTCGGACGGGTTCGCGGTCGTTGTGGCTCGTGCGCTCTGTGTCGAGTCGTCCCGCGAGTATTCCGGGCTGATCCCGTACCCGGTCAAGCCTCAGGTCCGACAAGTGGACTACGCGCTTGCCTCTTCGCTTCCTGCGTCTGCTGCTCACCCTGAAACGGCGGCCCGGGCTGTCGATTCGGCTCTGGCTAATCTGGCACGTTGACGTTACAGTCACGATAAATCAACAGGGCTGCACCATGAAGCAAGAAGCCGACAAGTTCACCATTGAAATTCCGGGGCTACCGAAACGCCGTGGTCGTCCGCCGCTTCCACCTGGACAAGCAAAGACACCTGCCCAGCGGACGGATGCCTACCGTGCGAGAAAAGGTCTCGTTTCCATTTCGCTCGATGTGGATTCGGCGGTGGCACTGGTCGCCGCTCTACAGGCTGCGGTCGATTGCCCCATGCTCAAAAAAGAAGACCGGGCGGCCATGGCTGTTCTTCTAAGCAAATTTCAGTGACGGTGACAAAAATTTGAGATTTGCGGGGGGCCTTTTGAGGTTCCATGATCCACGCTTACGTGCGCTGCTCTACGCTCGATCAGAATCCGCAGCTACAGATAGATGCCGCCATCAAGGCAGGCGCTGACCGCATCTGGCTTGAGCGACGGTCCGCTGTCGCCAGTCGTCCAGAGCTTGAGCGGCTCTTCTACTCGATCAGAAAAGGCGATCTCGTCATTGTCTGGAAGCTCGATCGACTGGCGAGAAGCCTGTCCGATCTCCTGCGCGTCCTGGATCGCATCAACCAGCACGGTGCGCTGTTCCAGTCGCTGACTGAGCCTGTCGAGACGCGAATTCGGCTGTTGATGCGGTCGAACGTGAGTTGCACAGTGCGGCATGGGCTTCGGCACCAGCGGCGAGCCAGTCTAGACGGCCAGAAGAGCCGAACTTCATCATGGGATCAAGGCATCCCGTGTACAGGCAGACTCGTGCGACTGACGCGCATCGGTGGGCCGTCCTATTTGCCGTCATTGTCACGCTAATCCTTGTCGGATTCGGCGCTTTCATGTTGATAATCAAGCTCTTACGCTAGGCACTGTTGCTGCTTAACTAAGAACTTTAGCACTCGATCACCTGCGTTTCTGAGGGCCTGTCGCAACCCCTCCTTGCGCTGCTCGCTGAGTCCTTCCGCGTAGCCGATCACCAGTGCTTCGCCTGGGTCCATGCCGCATAGGGCTGCCATCCTGGCGCGCATGTCTGGCGGGCACGTTCTGCGCCCGTGTTTCCAGTTGCTCAGGTCCTGGTAGGCAACGCCAAGCTCTCGCGCTAGGTCTGCATCTTTCATGTTGTTGTTTTTTTTTGCTGCTTCTATGAGTTCGGGGGGTTGCATTTTTTAAGCACTTTCACTTAGAGTTCGACCTAAGCAAAATTGCTTTGGCCTGGAACTCTCATCATGTCACTGGTACTCGAAACGCGCTACATGCCCGGCCTGACGGTCCGTGAGCTGGTGCTCTCTCCCGAAGAGCTGTTCGAGCTGTTCGGCATCCTGGGCTGAACCATGCTGGCGGCCATCTACCTCACGTCTGCCGGTATTTCCATCGTGCTGACGGTCAAGCTTCTCCAGTTGCTCGGGTGGATCTGATGCGAGTCCTTGTTGCTTGCGAGTATTCGGGCCGGGTTCGTCAGGCTTTTCGTAATCTGGGTCATGACGCATGGTCGTGTGACCTGTTCGAGCCTGCTGAAGACGATTCACCTTTTCACTTGATGGGTTGCGCGCTTGAGGCGGCTTCCCTTGAGTCGTGGGACCTGCTGATCGCTCACCCTCCCTGCACGCACCTTGCTGTTTCCGGTGCTCGTCACTTTGCGGCAAAACGTGCAGACGGACGGCAACAGGCGGCGGTGGATTTCTTCCTGGCGCTTGCACGGCTCCCCATTCCTCGCAAGGCGATCGAGAACCCGGTTTGCATCATGTCTACCGTCTGGCGCAAGCCGGATCAGGTGATTCAGCCGTGGCAGTTCGGCCATGGTGAGGTCAAAGCCACTTGTCTGTGGCTTGAGGGTTTGAACCCGCTTGTTACTACCAATGTCGTTCCCGGTCGTGAGGCGCGAGTTCATCGCATGCCTCCCGGTCCGAACCGCTGGAAAGAGCGTTCCCGGACGTTTCAAGGTATTGCTGATGCGATGGCTTCGCAATGGGGGGCGGTCTGATGGAATCCCGCCCCTTCACCGTCGATGACTTCGGCGCTCAGGCTCTGGAAGCTGCCCTGTCCGGCTGGGGCCGTCTGGTTCACGTTCAAGTCAGGTTCAAGCATGAGACGTTCTGCGGTGTCGCGTACGATGCCTTTCGTATCCGTGACACGTCACACGAATTCATTCGTGTTCGCTTCGCCCTGGATGACAAGTGCTTCCCTTCGGCCAATGTTCGCCAGTGTTCGGGCCTCGATGGTCGCTGCTCATGCGCTGAACGTGATGCATCCGCGCCGCACGCCGTGGCGGAATGCGAAGCGCGCGCGGCGTGCGGCGCGGTAGCTGTCCCCCTTGGTAATACGGGGACAACAGTTGCAGGGGCACTTCGTGGTTAAGCAGAAGCCCGCACGCATGGTCCTGTCTGGCTCTGCGATCAAGTGGACGTTGGAACAGCAGCAGGCATCGAATCCGGGCCGTGTGCGTCTGGA